CGATGACGCATGGCGCAAAGTTTATACGGTATTGGTGACCATGAAGAGTGGAACAACCAAAGAACACCGCGTTCTGATGGACACAGACGGCCTCACTCCGCGCATGACCGAAACTGAGTTCTATGGTCAGCTCTTTGAGTACCAAGAAACCCTCATCGAAGCACAAAAGGACATTTATAGAAAATACTAATCCGACCATTTGTTTACCCCTACCCACATGCAAAATCTCCCACAACCCCCATAAATACACGGAGCCCCCGATTCTCTAATAACCCCAAGCGGATCACGGAAAAGAAAAAGGGGCGACGGTTTGAAAATGCCGAAACCCCTTTATTTATTGGCAATTTGAGAGAATCTGCCGTGAAAGGTGGTAAACGGGATATTTCGGTATTTTGCCATATTTTGGGGATAGAACCTGCCAAATGTTTACCCCCATATCCGAAAATATCCGAGGGGGTAAACAAAAGGGGTAAACATTTGCAAAGCGCAAACCTAAAAACTCAAGAACATGATAACAACTAACATAGTATTCGACCATAGAAACAAGACGGCTGCTGGCAAGACCGGGCCGATAGAGTTACGAATCACACATAACAGGCGAACCTTATATATACCTACGGGCGTGCGCGTGCGCAGGAATGAATTTGCGTTCGGCTCAGTGATAAACCGCGCCGATGCTGCCGAACTGAACAAGCAGCTCATTGCCATTACGAAGAGAGTCACAGAAGAGGTGACGGCCATGTTGGAGGCTGGAGAACCCGTCGACGCTGCCGAGGTGAAACGTCGCGTGTGGTCGCCTGAGAAGAAAATCACGGTTGACGGCAACGAGGTGGCCGACTGGATAGAAGACCAGCTGCCGTTGCTCGGACTGCGAGAAGGAACGATAAAGCCCTACAACCCACTGCTTGCACGGCTGAAGGCCTTCGGTGGCATCAGAACCTGGAGGGATGCGACCGTCGAGAACGTCTACAAGTTCGATGCGTGGTTGCATGGATTGACAGCAAAACAAAGCGAAGCAGAGAAACGGATGGGCGAACCGGCAAGACTGCTGAGCGACGCTGCCGTCTATAATTACCACAAGTGCCTAAAGGCGATGTTCGGACGCGCATACAAACTGGGAGTCATCGACGAAAACCCATACGACCGCATGAAGGGCGAGCTCAAGCGTGGTGATCGTGAAACGATGGACTATCTTACCGATGAAGAGATGGAGGCCTTCGAGAGCATTCACCCGTTGCGTGGGAGCGTGATGGACGTGGCGCATGATCTCTTCGTGTTCCAAATGTACACGGGGTTGAGTTACGGCGACATGCAAGCCTTCGACATTAAAAACTACCGCCTCGTGGATGGTACCTGGCGCAATGTGGGTGAACGTATCAAGACGGGTGTGCCGTATGTGTCTCAGCTGCTCCCGCCTGCCGTGGTCGTCTTGGAGAAATACAACTTCGAGTTGCCGAAAATTGGCAATGCCGACTACAACCATGCGTTGAAGGCGCTGGGCATGGCCTGTGGCATCTCTCGCCCACTCCACTCGCACATGGCCCGCCATACCTTCGCCACGTTCGCTCTTCGTCATGGTGTGAAGATTGAGAACCTGGCACGGATGCTTGGACACACGAACATCACCCAGACGCAGCGCTATGCGAAAGTGGTGGCGCAGTCAGTTCACGAAGAGTTCGACCTACTGAAGGCTGCAATCGAGAAGAAATGAAAAAAGGACACCGACCAATCGCTGGCCGGTGTCCACTACAAAAACATCTATCAATAACTAAGCTAACCAAGTAATTTCTCAATGACGTTCCGACTCACGTAGGGGTACCCGCGCGTGGCATTAAGCACGATGCGTGCCTGATCGTCGGTGAGTTCCATTTCTCCTTTGGCGAAGTAGATGCTCTTGCCGAGTTCGCATTCCTCGACGTTCTGCCCTTGCATGTACAGCTGGTTGCCCAGGTTCTTCGTGATGTCAACCTTCAAGGTGCGACCTTCGATGTCTTCCACCTCAATCTTTGTAAAATCAATTTTCTTCATAGTTTCCTGCGTTTTTATTTGTTAGAAAAAAATCGTTAGCGTTCTACCCAACCGTCGGTGCCCTGCATCGCGTAGATGTCACAGCCCAGCAGCGTCGCGCCGTTCCGCTGGAAGTCCATCGACCATGAGCTGTTCTTGTTCGAGCTCGTCCAGTCGCTGCCTATTCCGGTGAAGATGCCGTCGAAGAACAGGTAGATGGTCGCGGTGCCGTTGTTCGCGATGCTCACCGATGTCACCGCCTGCTTGCTTGAGTTATACATCGTCGTTGCCGACACCATCCCCTGGCCGTTCAGGTCGAGCTGGAAGTGGGCACGCTGCACGGTCGATGTGCTGCCGCTGGTGTTCTGTAGCGTCATCTTCACGTAGAGGCTGCCCTGGCTCACCATGCACCACTTGCCCGTGCCGGGGTCGGTGCTCACCCATGCCGTGCGATAGGTGCCGTCGAGCGTCGGAGAGAACTCCACATTCTCAAACATTTCCTGTGTGGTGTTGCCGGGGATGCCGCCGCCGCTGGCCGATGCGTCGTCGACAATGTGCAACACCATGTTGTCAGGGCTGTAATGCGTGCCCTTTGGAATAGGAAGAAGTTCATATCGGCCGCTCAGGAAGCGATACATGCACACCCACACATTCTTGTTGTAGCTGCCGGTGCCGCTGGGAATGGTGAAGTCGATGGTGTCGCCGCTGATCTGACCGTCAACCAGAATGAAATCCGATGCGCTCATCCCGATGTCCTGGATGTAGGCCACGAACTTGTATTCGTTGAGGTTAAGAACTTCGGTAAAGTCTGATGCTTGTAGGTTGATGGCCGAGTCTGAGGGGTCGAGTTCAAAGTTAATGGAGAAAATGCGACTCGACGATGCACCGCGCATGAATGTCCATCCGTTCTTCGGGTAGTTGATTTGGATGGGCGGCGTCGCTGCGTGGTAGTAGCCCTGACTGATGGTGTTGGCGAAGTCGGCCAGACGGAAGGGTGATGCTGATGTGCCCACGGGCTTGTCGTAGGCCCATTCGTTGGCGCTCGCGTCTTGGATGAGCCCTGCCGTCAGCGATGATCCCGTGACGGGCTCCGGCATGACAATCCCGTGGTTCACGCTCGCCCGCTGCGCGTTGGTGATTAGCCCCACCGTCGCCAGCTTCACGGGCTTGAACCGCGCCCACATGTTGATGTTCGCCGTCGTGATGATGGTGCCCAGGTCGCTCGACCCGAGACCGAAGCAGTCCTGCAAGTTCCTGATGCTCACAGGGGCTGTTATGAGTTGTTCTGATGCGTTGTATGCCATGTTGCTGTCATTTAATTAGTACCAAGTGCCGACACACCGCCCGTGGCGTAGAAGTTCACGGAACCAGAACCGTTGATGGCACTGAGCTTCAGCGCGTTGTTGGCCGAATCCCACGTGAGCAGTGCGTCGCCGATGCGCAGCCCTGGCGACGACGTGGGGATGTGGACTGTGCCATCCTTCAGTATCTTCATGCCGATGATGCCGGCCTCCGTCAGCCCCACCTTGAATTGTATGGCCGTTGCGGTGTTGGCGGCTGTCGAGGCGGCTGCTCCTTGTATGTCGGTCACGTAGCCAGCCTTCCTCGTACCGTAGCCCAGCGCGAAGCTGTTGCTGCTGTTCAGTGTGACTACGTTTCGAGCCGTGCCGCCTGCATCCTTGAAGCTCACCGACTGCCCATTGTTGATTGTCAGCGTGCCTGATAGTGCGTCGCCATCCTGCCATGCGTTGCCCCAGAAGGTGCCTGATGCCGCCGTGGCAGGGGTGCCATACGTCCAGCGAGTACCATTATATATCAGTATCTGGCCTCCTGATGGGGTTCCGAGGTTGGCAGCGTTGATGCTGCTCAGCGGCTCGTTCAGCGTTGCGCCCGACGTTCCATACGTCCAGCGCGAGCCGTTCCACACCAGCGTCTGTCCGCTCGTCGTGGGGTTGGCCGAGAGGGTGTTGTTGATGCTGCGCAGGGGGTCGTTCAAGGTCAGCGTGCTGCCCTGGCTGTCCTGCCCAAGCGCACTCACGCCGCCCGTGGCGAAGATGTTACCGTTGAACTTCAGGTCGCCGTTCACCACCTCGATGACAAACCCGCCGATGGTAATCTTCCCGCTCATTGTGATGTTGGTGACGCCGCTCAGCGCACCCGTCACCGTCCTGGGCACGCCGTTCTGCCAGTACGTCTGCCCCCACACGGTGTGAGCAGCCGTGCCGCTCAGTCGCGCCGCGCTGTTAGCCACGCCGCCGGTGAAGTAGTCCTCCAGCGTGCTCACACGGCCCGCCACCGTGCTCAGCCCCTGCACGGCGTCGTCCCAGTCGGCAACCTTCTGGGCCGTTATGCCATCGAGCACGCTCTTGTTGTCGTGTGTGTGGCTGTTGGAGAATGCCGTGTCCCAGTTGCTCTGCTTTGCGGTTGTGGGCAAGCTGTAGCCACTTGCAAACGAGAGGGCGAGAGTGCCCGCTGCCGTGATGGGGGAGCCGCTGATGGCAAATCCCGTTGGCACCGTCATGGCGACACTGGTCACCGTGCCTGTGCCACCACCGCCACCGCCTGCATTGCCGTAGACCCATGCGCTGCCGTTCCACACAATAGTCTGTCCTGACGATGTGGGATGAGCTGCGAGTCCAGCCTGGTTGATGCTTAGTAGCGGCTCGTTGAGTGAAGTTCCTCCACCCCCTCCCCCGCTGTTCAGGCCGAGAGCAGAAATGAAGGATTCAGACCAAAAGCCGTAATTGGCCTCTATGCTTGTGATGGTTCGTTCGGTGGTGGTAACGACACCCGTCTCTTCATCGGTGGTG